TAGCATCCTCATTTCAGCTTGAATGGAAAGGTAAAAGGGTTACGGTAACTAATAATCATGTATGTTCTGTTATAAAGAGATTTGAACAGAGAAAGGCTCAACAAGAAACAGCTAAAAGAATTAAAGCTATTAAATCACTTAAACTACCAAAAGGCATAGAAGCAATACTCATTGCAGCAGCTCAAAAAGTACTAGACTCTGCAGAATATACTATTGTTGGAAAAACACTAAGAGTTGGAAACATTAATAGAAAGATTTTATATAACTCTCCTAATCATGATATTTGCTTCTTAGAACCAGTTGGGAATAAGGCTTTTAACCTTGCTTCTTCTGTACACCGTGGAGAGAGAATAACCATTATTGGACACCCCAGAGGAGTACCTCAGTCAATGACTGACGGTAGAATTGTTGGTGAAGCATACTATACTTTCCCGTGGATTAGACAAGCAGGAAGAGTAAGGTACCTACGTAGCACTGCAATAACCTATCCCGGAAACTCTGGTTCTCCTGTTGTTAATAGATATGGAAATGTTGTAGGTATTCTATTCGCTGGAAGAAGCCTAAACAGTTTAAATGTTAATTGCGTTGTTCCGATGGAATACGTAGAAAGCGAACTTATGGCATACTTTGGAAATTAGATTATTATATTTGTTTAATCTAGTACTTGTTATAATATGGTGCATATATGGCTAATGATGTATTACTCAGTAAGCAGGAGCAATACGCTCTACAGATTCTAGATGACTTAAACAAACCTAGAGGTATTGGTTTAGATGTAGGTTTAGAATCACGCTTACACGCAGCTCAAATAGAAGACCTATCTCCATTATATAATGGTTCAGGTATTAGAAATATATTCTTAGCTTGTGGAAGAAAGTACGGTAAGACTGAATTAGCAGGATATGTACTCTGGAAACAGGCATTAGAGAATCCCGGTTCAGAATGCTTCTACATTACACCGGAAGCAGTTGGTGGTAGAAAGATTATCTGGGAAGGTGGTAGACTACAGAAGTTTCTAGGTAAAGATACTACTAAGTATATAGCCTCCATTAGAAATCAAGATATGACCATTAAGTTAAAGAATGGCTCATATATACAGGTTGTCGGTTCAGATAACTATATGATTGCAAACGGATTAACCCCTAGTATTGCTGTATACGACGAATTTAAAGGTTTTAATTATCGCTGGCATCAGGAATTTGCTCCTAACAGAGTAGTAAAGAATGCCCCATTTGTATTCATTGGAACTAAGCCTAGAGCAGGTAACAAGAACATAGAACAATATAATGAAATATTAGAATATGCTCAGACAAGTTCTAACTGGCATGTATCAGAAAGAACTACATTTGACAATCCAATTAATAGTTTACCTCATATTAAAGGGGCTATTGAAGAAGAGATTTCTCAGTTACGTGCTCGTGGAGAGGAAGATGTAGTACAACTAGAGTATTACAGTAAAGTAGTTCCGGGTGGTAAAAGAGCTATATTTCCCATGTTAACCAAAGAAAGACACGTTAGACCACATAATGATATAATGTGCGACATTAAAAAGGATATTAAGAAGTTAGAATGGTTCTGTATAGCTGATCCGGGTTCAACTACCTGTTTTGCTACACTATTCGCTGCTATTCATCCTTACACTAGAAGATTGTATATAGTCGATGAGATATATGAAACATCACAAGAAATGACCTCAACTAGAAAGATGTACCCTCAGATGGACTCTAAAATGATGGAATTTTACCCTAATAGTGATGTAAATGATGACTGGGTTAAGGCTCATGACGAGGCTGCAGCGTGGTTTAGCACAGAGGTAATGGACCAATATGGTGTATATTTCATGCCCACTATGAAGCATTTAAACAAGAAAGATCATGGATTATCTTTAATTAAGGATATACTATTACATGATTTAATCGAAATTAGTGATAGATGTATCAATCTATTTAAGGAAATGGAGCTATACGCTAAGGATGATAAGGGAAATATCCCTAAGAAGCATGATCATCTAATTGACTGTTTCAGGTACCTTCTAGGTGCTTGTAATTACAATATGGTGGAAATATTAGAGAGAAAGAAGAAAGAGAATGATTTTCATAGAGATCGCTTTAGACACCTAGAACAGGACCCCTATGATGATCCAGATGACTGGACTAAAGATATAGGACCGCAATTTTAACCACTTACATGCCTAAGGAGGTATAACTTGACATTACAACTAATTACAGCTATAGTAGCAGGAATCGGCACAATACTTGCAACTTTAGGGTTGCTCGTAGCGTGTCTCGCTTACATAAAGGCTCAAGCAATCGAAAGCTCAACGCACTCTGTACAATACATGCCTATCGACCCTGCTGTGGATGCTGCTAACGAAGCGTTCTTAAATTCTAAGAATAAAGATCAGGATGGTGATACTGGCAATAGCTGGGCAACTTCTCCTGATTCTTTACGTAAACAGAGAGAAATGTTTAACGAGGATTTAGAAGACCACATGCCAGAGTTTGCTACAACTGATGAAGATAAAGAGATAATTTCATTCTAAGGATATAAATGTCAAGAAAGTACGAGGAGACTCAGAAGATAATTGAAAAATCACTAGGGTCCACCAAAGTTATTATTAAGAGTACAAAAGGAATAGAGCTATCTGCAAAAGACAAGGTACAACTTGTACTGGAATTATTATCTCTACAGGGACCTAAATAATGAGTATTCAAGAAGCATTCGGAGAAGAAGCTCTAAATATTACAGCTAAACAGAAACCTTTTAGTCAAGTTGTTCTTGCTGATGACGAGAAGGCATTACTTAAATGGTTAAAGACTGTTAAGGATTCCCTATTAGAGCAATCTACAGGCAGAACTAGAAAACAAAGAGAGAACCTACTATACTACAGAGGTGTACCTGATAGAATACGTGATTCTAGAAGAAGCTCTGGAGATTCCGATAAGAAGCTAAATAAAATAAGACGCTTTGTAGTTAACCATATATTCGACCTTACAGAGACTAAAGTAAGTCAAATGACCAGAATTAAGCCAAACGTAGAAGTAGTACCTACTAATGATGAATGGCAAGATAGAGGTTCAGCTAAGGCTGTAGGTGCTCTAATTAAGCATCTTTGGTATATTAATAATGTAGATTTTCTAATTCAGAATGTACATAGATTTGCTCGTATATTTGGTGAGACTTATACATTTATTGACTGGGACCCCTCTTTAGGTGATTTACACCCTGAGTTCGTTAGAGCTAGAGATGAAGGTTTACCTCAAGTACAATTAGAAGACGGTTCAATAATTGATATTGCAGCCGGAGAAGAAGTACGTAATGGGGATGTCTGTTACGAGCTAGAAGTCCCTTGGAGAGTCCTTCTTCAAAGACAAACTAAATACGAAGATGTAGAATATCTTTTCCGTGTTAGAATTGAAAAAACAGAAACATTAAAAGAAAAATATCCAGATAAGAAAGAGTTCATTAAAGCCACTGATTCCCTTAAAGTATTTGAAGTAGAGGATATGTCAGATCGCTTCGTAGAGCATCACACTGTTGTATTTGAAATGTGGCACAAAGGAACTGAACAACTACCAAAAGGTAGGTTTGTTAAGTTTACTGATGAAGGTATATTAGAAGATGGTGATCATAAATTCACTCACTTAAAATTACCTTGTATTAGACATACAGACTTGGACGTACCTGACGTATTAAACGGTATAAGTAAGTATGAGATGATTATTCCATTACAGGATATGCATAATAACATGTCATCCCTTATTGCAAAGAATATTTATTTAATGGCTCATGCTAAATGGATGATGCCCAGAGGAGCATGTAGAATTGATCAACTTGGAAACGACAATACTATTGTTCAATATCAAGGTCCAGTTGCCCCTCAAATGGCTCAAGTGCAGCCCAATTCCCCTGAGGCATATGCTTTTAGGGAGGGTATCATGCAAGAGATGCAAACTATCTACGGTAGTCACGGTATTAGCCGCGGAGAGATACCAAAAGGTATTACAGCGGCATCCGCTCTGCAGTTTCTAAATGAATTGGAATCAGATAGAGCTAGTACAGATATTAGCAAGCATGGGTTCTTAATTAAAGATTTAGCTAAAATGACTATATCAGTCGCAGGGGATAAATATGATACAGAAGATGGTAGACTGGTTAGAATCGTTGGGGAAGGGAATAAGTTCTCTATTCGTGCCTTCGATGCAGCCAATCTT